AACACGTATACTACCTATATTCTGGGTGAAGGCGCTATTATCCTTGATGATATTGGCGATTCTGTACCGTATGAAATGAGTCGTGACCCGAAAACCAACGGCGGGCAGGATACCTTGTATGTACGTGATCGCTTTGTAATCGGTGTTGACGGTATCAGCTTTGAAAAACCCGCTGGCCTGACTGCATCCGCAAGCAACAACGATTTGGAAAACGGCGCAAACTGGAACATCATCAATGATGGAACCAATTACATTCCGGTTAAATCCATTGCCATTGCAAAAATTATTTCTAAAGGCTAAAAGGATGTTTTATCATGCTGGAACAGGTGAAAACACGTTTACAGGTGTTAGGGTATTCAACAATAACTACAAATGATAATGTGTTGCTAACCTTTTCAGTTGATAAGGTTAGCAATTTCATTAAAAACGATTGCAATGTTTCAAAAATCCCGGATGGCTTACTGAATTATGCAATTGATATGGTGATTGCTGATTTTTTAAAAGCTAAAAAGGCGTTTTACCCGGATGAATTATCTAACTTTGATTTATCCGGCGCGGTGAAACAAATTCAGGCCGGGGATACCAATGTAGTTTTTGCGGATGGCGCAGCTGACGGAAACGCTTTACTGGATGCTATCATTGATTATTTCTGGAAGGCTGGTTTGGAACAGCTTTCCTGTTTCCGCAAATTGAGGTGGTAACATGGTAGGCATGACAAAAGCAAAAATCAAGGCAAGGGCGGCTATTGAAAGCCTGTATACGGGTACATGTTCCATTTATCAGTATCAGGATGTAACGGATGAAACAACAAAACTAACCCGCAAAAGTGAAGTTTTGGTTGCGGAAAGTTTGCCTTGCCGTTTGTCTTTTGAATCATTAAGTAAGGCGCAACAATCAGATACAGCAGCGGGGGTTAATCAAGTTGTAAAACTGATTCTTGCCCCGGAAACTGATGTAATGAGTGGTTCAAAGATTGTAATTGAACAAAATGGCAAAGTGTTTACCTATCAAGTTTCCGGGGTTCCCGCTGTTTATTATTCACATCAGGAAATTTTGCTGGATATTTTCCGGGGGTGGGCGTAATGGCCAAACTTGGGAAGTTACAGGCCGGGGATTTGAAAAGTTTTCAAAAGAAGCTGAACAAAATTCAGGCTGATTCAGTAAATGCATTTGTTGAATCCTGCATCAAGGAACTGGCGGCGCGTTTATTGCGGAAAGTAATTCAGCGTACACCTGTAGGGCAATATCCTAAAGAAACAGGTAAAAGGGGTGGAACATTAAGGCGCGGTTGGACTGCTGCCAATTATGCAAATGACATTCCGATTACCAAAAACGGAAATATGTTAACGGTGGAAATCATCAATCCGGTAGAATATGCAGCCTATGTAGAATATGGACACAGAACGGCTAATCATCAAGGATGGGTTCCGGGGCGCTTCATGTTGACAATTTCAGAAGATGAAATTATGCAAAGTACCCCGGCAATACTGGAAAAGAAGATTAAAAAGTTTTTGGGTGGTTTAAAATGATTAATAAAATTATTGAATCTATTTCAATTGCCTTGAATACTGAATTTGGCGATAATTACAAGATATACCCGGAAAAGGTGGAACAGGGAATGTTAAAACCCTGTTTTTTTATTTCCTGTATCAACCCGACAAATAACCAATTCTTGGGGCGGCGGTATTTTCGTACAAATTTATTCTGCATCCAGTATTTCCCTTCTACTTCCAGCGAAAAAGAAGAAATTAATGATGTTCTGGAACGCTTGTATTGGTGTTTGGAATACATTACAGCGCGGGAAGATAACAAGCAAATCCGTGGTACAAATATGCATGGTGAAACAGTTGAAGGGGTTTTAAACTTCTTTGTTAACTATGATGCTTTTGTTTACCGGGCTGAAGATGAAACCTTAATGAAAACATTAACAATTGATATGGCAGTAAAGGGGTGATTTTATGGCAAAAAAGGAAGCTGCTGAAACTGTTGAAGTTGTTGAAAAAGCAGCAGTTACTTACACTAAAGAACAGCTGTATAACAGTAAGCGCTATGCTGAAAGAAAAGATGTTCTTATGGTTGTTCTGGAAGAAAGCAAGGAATACACTTTGGCAGAAGTGGATGAATTGATTGAAAAATTTATGAATAGGAAGGTGGATTAATATGGCTTTAGGTGGCGGAACTTTTGTTTTGCAGAATAAGACTTTACCGGGCGCGTATATCAATTTTGTTTCCGCAAAAAATAACAATGTTATGTTTGGGGAACGGGGTTATGCCACAATGCCGCTGCTGCTGGATTGGGGTGAAGAAAGCAAGGTTTTTGAAGTAACCAACGGCGACTTCCAGAAATACAGCACAAAGATTTTTGGCTATGATTATACGCACGAAAAAATGAAAGGCTTGCGGGATCTGTTTCGTAATGCAAAAACGGCTTATCTGTACCGTTTGAACGGCGGCGGCGTTAAGGCTTCCAACACATACGCTACTGCTAAATATAGCGGCACTCGCGGCAATGATCTTAAAACTGTTATTGTTGCAGATCCGGATAATGAAAATAAATTCATTGTAAAAACTCTGCTTGATACTTTGGTTGTTGATGAACAGGGTAACGCGGCTACAACGGATGATCTGGTTGATAACGATTATGTAACTTGGAAAGCCAATGTTACGTTGGCGGCTACTGCTGGCCTTGCTTTGACCAATGGTACTAACGGCACTGTTACCGGAACCAATCATCAGACTTATTTAGATAAGATTGAACCTTACACTTTCAATACCATGGGCGTTGATACCACGGAAAGCACTGTTAAAGCCCTGTATGCTGCATTTGTAAAACGTATGCGGGATGAAATGGGCGTGAAATTCCAGCTGGTATTACACAGCTATGCAGCTGATTACCTTGGAACCATTAATGTTAAAAACAGCGTTTCTGATACTGGCTGGAATGCATCTGCTTTGGTTTACTGGGTAACTGGCGCAAGCGCTGGTTGTGAAATCAATAAATCCAATCTGAACAAAGTTTATGATGGCGAATTCACGGTTGGCACTGATTATACACAGCATCAGTTAGAAGCGGCCATTAAAGCGGGCGAATTCACTTTCCATATGGTGGGTGATGATGTACGTGTGCTGGAAGATATTAACAGCTATGTTAATGTTACTGATGAAATGGGTGATGTATTCCAGTATAATCAGGTTGTCAGGGTTTGCGATCAGATCGGTAATGATATTGCCACAATTTTCAATACCCGTTTCTTGGGTGTTTGTCCTAATGATGAAGATGGCCGCTTATCCTTCTGGGGTACTGTTGTCAAGCATCATAAGGAATTGCAGAAAATCAGGGCAATTCAGGGCTTTGATGAAAATGATATTACCGTTGAGCGCGGGGATGAAAAAGATGCAGTTTATGTTGTTGATGCAGTCGAAGTTACTGTTGCAATGGGTAAGCTGTACATGATTGTTAAGGTTGCATAAGGGGGGAATAAGGTATGTATGAAGATAATATTTCCATGCGTGGGCGTGATACTATCAGCGCCCGCCTTGCCAATTGCTTTGCTACAATTGATGGGCGGCGCTATAACTTCATGCAGATGGTAGATGTTGAATTCAAAGTGGATAAAACTAAAGCGGCGGTTCCCCGTCTGGGCGCTATTATGATTGGGCATAAATCTTGTGCTATGGAAGGTACTTTTTCCGGTACTGCCCATTATGTGACAAGCGTAATGCGTGAACTGCTGGCCAAATTCAAGAATACGGCGGTTGATACCTATTTTGAAATTCAGATTACAAATGAAGATCCGACAAGCGCAACAGGCCGCCAAACTGTAATTTTCTATGATTGCAATATGGATGGCGGGATCCTTTCCAAATTTGATGCAGATGGTGAATTTTTGGATGAAGATGTTTCCGGCACGTTTGAAGATTTTTCCATTCCGGAAACCTTTACTGATCTGGCTGGCTTTTTAGCGTAAAATTTAAAATCAAAGCGGCTTTATTAACTCATATAAAGGTTATATAAGGCCGCTTTTTGTTATTTAAGGTAATTTATAAGGAGTGAAAACAAAATGAGTAAATTTGACCGTTTTATGAAACGCAACAAAATTGAAAAGCATAATGAATTGTATGCTGCCACAAAAAGTATTGTTGATGAAAACGGGATTCCTGTTTTATGGGAATTCAAACATTTAACATCCAAAACTGTTAACAGCATCCGGGAAGATTGCATGAAACAGATTCCGGTAAAGGGAAAACCGGGCATGTATATGCCTAAACTGAATGTAAGTGAATATACCCATAAATTAATTGTGGCTTCCATTGTAACCCCGGATTTGTATGATGCAGAATTGCAGGATTCATACGGCGTAAAAACCCCGGATGATTTGTTATATGCCATTATGGATAATCCCGGTGAATACATGGAATTAGTGAACTTTGTTCAGAAATTACAGGGATTGGATGTAACTTTGGAAGAAAAGGTTGAAGAAGCAAAAAACTAATTGAAGAAGGGGAACCAGATTCAAATTATGCTTATTATGCGTTATTGAAATTTCATATTTTACCTTCTGTATACGCGGCAATGGATGAAGAAGAAAAAGCCTTTGTTATTGCCGCTATACAGATCAAGGTGAAAAATGACAAGAAAAGGCAACAGGAAATTAAACGAAAAAGGAAGTAGGTGAAAATCATGCCTACATTGAAAAGCAAACTTGAATTATATGATGCATTTTCAGCGCCCATGATGCAGATTATCAATACTGCATATGCAGGTGTTACCGCGGTTAATTCCATTCAGGCCGCTTTGAATCAAAATGTGAATGCCGGAATGTTTGACGCGGTACAAATGGAAATGCAGGAAACAGAATATGAAGCGCAACGATTGCAGCAAGTTTTAAGCGGTATGCCGGATGTTAATATTGCTGTTTCTACAAATGAAGCAGCAGCGCCGAAAATACCTGCTGTAAGCCCTGTTCAGGTTCCAATGGAAACAGCGCTGGAAATGCAGAATGTTCAACAGGCGGTGAATACGATTCAAACCCCGCCTGTAAACTTC